TGAAGACGCCTTGCGGACCGTGGATGCTCGCGTTGCGCGTGGGCTCGACCGCGTCGGAGCGCGACACCAGGAGATTACCGCGCGCGGCCTTGATGACGCCCGCCGCGACCGTCCCGTCCACCGTCTCGGTCGAGGTATGAAGCGCTGGGACTACGAGCCGCGCGTTGGCGCTGTCGTAAAAGTAGCCGGCCACGTCCTTGAGCGCGTCGCCCGAGATCCCGCTGTAGAACGCCATCGACTCGTCAACGACGGTTCCCGACCCTGCGACCGCAGACGCGCCCGCTACTCCGGCTCCGGAGCGCTTCAAGAACTGGCCGTCGGCGACCGCGCCGACCGCTAGACTGGTCGGTCCAGTCGTCGTGGTAATGGCTGAGACGGAGGGAGACGGATACGTGCCTCCGAGGTCCCCCGACGCGGCTCCGGTCGGAGGAGCTCCGCCGCCACCGCCAACGGCAGCCGCGACGCCCGCGGACGGGTAGAGGAGCTCGACCCAGACGCCTACGCTGTCTACCTCGTAGACTGTTCCCGCGATCGATCGCGTGGCTCCGCCCGACGTTGCTCCGACCGTCTGGTCGTCGATGAGGTAGCAGAATTTGCCCTTATCAGCGCTCGTTATGGCGTCCCCGGCAGTGCCGGACCGATAGGCGAACGTGCCCACCCTCGTCTCGACGAGGAACTCTCCGTTCGATGCGCTGAGTGGATATTCGGCCTCCGCGCGTCCTAAACCGGTGAGCCCGAGAGCGGCCGTCGCCGGCTGTACGAACCCGGCCGCGTTGAGCACGAGGAACGCGCCCTGGTAGATTTTGACCCCCGCTGCGACCGGGAAACGGTCGGCAGCGCCGACTTCTTGCCCGGCGTACGTGGGCGTCGAGCGGTTCTGCGTTAGTGCTGCCATCTAGTGAATCCTCGACTTTCCAGCGCGCTCGGCGTGGTGTCTGACGACGTCGGCGAGACTGACGCCGAGCTGGTCGGCCATGAATCGTAGCTCCTCAGAGGGGAGCGACTCGACTGACGGTGCGACGTAGGGCTCCGTCCCGCGTGGCGCGGACGTGGGCGCGGGCGCGGCTGGCGCCGAGCTGCCCCAGGCCGAGAGCTGCGCCAGCGTGCGGCTCCGTGCCCAGCCGAGGAGGCTGTCGGGGAGCTTGCCAGCGGCCTGGAGGGCTCTGATTTCGTCCTCGACCGCGGCGGCATAGTCGCGCTCCACGCGCTTCGCAGCCGCCGCCTCGAGCTCCACGATTCTCACTTGCTGGCTCGCACATAACTCGGCGAGCTCGCGGAACTCGTCGGAGTCCCTCAGTCGAACCTCGAAGCTAGCGGTGGGCGCGTCGTCGGAGTCTGGCTCGGCAGTCGTGTCCCACTCGTCCTCGGGGTCCGTCTCGCTCGCGACGAGCGGTGCGATGTCGCGAAGTGCAGGGATATTGGTCAGCGCCATGTTGATTAGTCCTACGGGTCGCACGATCTCTTTCCCCCGGCTCTGCGCCAGCTCGATGTCGAACGCGGGCGAGAAGAACCGGAATTTCCGGGCGCGTATCTTGTCGGCCATGTCATCGGTGAACTCGACGTCCGTTGCCCAGAGCTCGTTCCCGCGCATCTCGGGCTGAAACCACCCGACCGCCTCGTCGTCAGCCGGCGAGCCGAAGCCTCCGGAGAGCTGGCGATGGCCCACGTCGAACGGCAGCGCGCGATTAGGACGAATCGACTCGGCCATGGCTGTCCTGGCCTTGGCGTCGAAGACGATATCCATGTCCGTCCTCCCCTTGCGTGCCCGGTTGCTTCCCGACTTCAGGATTCGGAACTCGCGAGGAGGCTCGCTGCCGATGTCCATTCCTGCGAGCGTGACGACCGCGTCAGCGTCCGAGCCGCGAAACTCGGGCTGCTCGTCGTCGTCTACGCCCTGCTTGTCGTAGTAACGCATCAGATGATTGAAGACGGCGCGCTTCTCTCCCGCCGGAAGGTCCACGCCGCCGCGTGAGCCGTTGATGGCAGCGACCGCCGCCGTGACGTTGCCCCAAATGGCTACTGCGCGTCCGTTCACGTAGGCGCCGACGGGCATCTTGTACCCGTCCTCGGTCGTGCCCTTCCCGTCCCACCAGGACATGATCTTCTTGACCCGGTCACGGCCTCGCTTGTCTTCGAGCGTCACGCCGTCACTGAGCGCGGAACGGATAGCCTCCGACTTGCTCCGCGTCTTCGCCTCGTCGTCGATGGGGAGGTCTGCGTACTTCAGTGCTGGCATGGCGTTCCAATCTTATCACTAGCGGGCGAGCGGGTTCACGATGTCGGCCGCCGACGCTTCCGGCTGGTCAGGCGCGATCCTGGGCTGGAGGATATTCCAGATGGATGGCTGAAAGTCATTCGGGTCAGGAAACCATTCCTGACCGGGTTGCGGAGCGGCGCCGAAGCCTACTTCGGGGAAGTCCTGGGGCATCACCTGGAGACCCCGCCGGCCCTGTCGCGCCATCGCCTGCTCGGCCGTCAGCGCGCGCACGCTCGAACGGCAGTTGAAGTGGAGCGGCGGCCAGTTATCCAGCCAGAACGTGTCACCCTGGGGCAGCGTAACCCCGTTGCGCGTCTGGCAAATCACCGTCGTCCGGTCATCCATGATGGCGTCGAAGACGAAAAAGGGGCGCCGGCTTTGCCAGCCAGGCCCTCCCAGCGTCCAGCGTTGTAGACCTGCTGGGCCTCGACCCTAACGACCACGTCGGCTCTCGAACCGTTCGCGCCGTACGTGGGGTCCAGCGCGCTCTGGAGCGCCTCTATGGCATCTGCGATGTCGTCCCCGGCGGTCGCCGCCGCCCGGAGACTCTCCGACGCGGCCTGAGCTACCTGAGCCCGGATCGTCTGCGCTCGGATACGCCCCATCCTGTCGGAGCTCACGAACACCTCGGTCAGGTCGTCCGCGCTGATTCCCGTGCGCCCTGCCAGGATGTCGATGGCCTGGTCAGCCTGGGCGATGCGGGAGGGTACGTCAGTGAACGTAGCCGTCCGGTCCGTCGAGGCTCGGCCTATGAGCAGCCCGAGAGCCGCGAGCGCGGCGAGTATCTCCTCAATTCTGGACTCGTCCTCTGACGGCTCAGCATAGGCATCGACGATGTCCCTGTGCGCCTCTGCATACGTGTGCGCCCCACGGGGCGCGCGGGTAATCTGACGGAGCTGCCTGGCGAGCGGCTCCTCCATCGCGTTGAGCGCGTCGTCGCCAACAGAATCCATGAATAGCTGCCCATTCACGAAGCCTCGGTCGTCGTCCGGGTCGTCGCCCGTCGCCAGCCGAACACGAGCTCGAGCGTCCGCCTTGACGGTGTCTCCGGACTCGTCGTCACCCTGGCCGGTGTCGGCCCCCGGGGCGCGCACCCGGAACCCTTCCTCTGCGTCCGGCGTCTTCGACACTGAAGCGTGGTGCTCCACCTGGACGCCGATGCCACCGAACAGCTCGGCGGAGCTCTCCTCGGTCAGCGACAGCCCGGCGTCACGCAGCACCGTGATGGCTTCACCGATGCGGAGGAGTGTGTCGGCGGTCGTGAGCGCGTCGTCGGGCGCCTCCGTCGTCCAGCGCGCGACGGGCAGCGCCGCCCCGCCCGTATTGTTGAACTTCGCCCACAGCGCGATGAGGAGGTCGAAGAACTGGGAGAGCTCGGCCTCGTCGGCCGCAGTCAGATCCATCCGGACCCGTTCCTGGACCTTTGCCGCGGCGAAGCTGCCGCCCTTTACCTCGGTAGAGAGGTTCTGGCCTAGCAGGCGAACCGCGATGGCCGTGTTCGCGATGTCGAACATGCGCGGGAAGGTCTCGTAGCTCCCGTCCTTCGCCTCGAGCAGCTCGAGGTCGTAATTCGCGCCGCCGCCGTCTACGTTCTGCGGGAGCGTGACCGTCGTCGAGCTCGCCAGGGTCCGGAGATTCTTGAAGAAGGTGTCCTTATCCTCAGCTTCGGAGCTGGCGGGGACCATGCCCTTGACGATGGGGAGGCCATGGCGCTCGTTATACCGGTTGAAGTCACGCCACGCGAACTGGCGGCTCAGCCACGGGATCGTCAGCGAGCGCACGGCGCCGGCCATCCAGGGACGCTGGCCCTTGGTGAGCATGAGCCACTGGCCCGATTCCAGGTCGAGCTGAATCATGCCCTGGCGCGTCGTCGCGTAGTACACGCGCTGCGACTCGTTCCACCATATCCACTGAGGGTTCCAGACCTGGAGGCGCGGGACCCACTCCTTATCTTCGAAGTCCCATATGACCTGCGCCAGAGCGAACCCGCTCATGTGGTACCAGTGGAGCAGCTCGGCGAGGGTATCGTTCGGCGCCCATGTGTCGATGCGGTCAGAGACGGCGTCGGCGAGCTCCTGGTCAGCGTCGCTGTCTCCGCCGGGAGAAACGACGCGTGGAAGCCCGAGCAGCCCCGATATCCGGGTGGCCAGGACGGCCGTTATCCGGTCGTCCCTCCCCATCGCGTCTATCATCAGCGACGAGGCGAGGAACTGGCCTAGCTCGTGACCCGTTAAGGCCTCGCGGGCCTGTTGCACCGTCCAGTTCGGCTGAATGCCTTCTGACCAAGGCACATACGGCGTTCGGATCGTCGGCATCAGGGACCCACCGCCAGAAATGGACGCTCCGTCATCCTCCGAAGCGACCCGGCCCGCGTGTCGTGGCCAGCGCGGCTCTCCGATACTGCGCAGGATGGGCAATACGCGGAACCCTCGACGCACCGGAAGACTAAGGCGCCTGGCTGTAGGGATGCCCGGCAGTGGACGTGAGAGCAGGTCCAGGGACCGGCCAAATAGTGCCACGCGCCAGGCCCAAGGGTGGCAAGCCCTGCGGCCTGCTCACTAGAGGGAACGTCGCGAACAGAGCGCCCTGGCGCGTGACTCTTTTTCTTTCGTGGCATGGCGGTACCTCGGTAACTATACCCGGTTCACATGCGGGGCGGGATGTGTACCGTCTCGAGCGCGCGACCCACGGGGCGCCGGTCAAGCTCGTCGAACGCGGCGGCCAGCGCGTCTACCTGGTCGTCGTGAGAATCACCCGAGCCCGTGAATACCTCGGTTTCCTCCAGCAGAGCGCCTAGCCACGGCGCGCCGGAACGCAGGAGCACCTTCCCGTCGTCCCATGCCGCCCGGAGCGGCGCGCTACGCACATATTTGTCCACGGTGGCCGCTGGGCTCCTAAGCGTCGGCACCGTCCGCCTGAGCATGTCCGCCACGCCCTTCTCGGCGCCGGCTACGTACCATCTAGCGCGCCCTGGCTTTTCCCTCACTGCCTGAGCAAATAGCGCAGCGAACCGCGGCGCGTCTACCTGCACGCGCCAGACCTTATCGACGTAGAAGTGCTCCTCGACCCGGATGACCCTCACAATGACGGAGTAATCCGAGTTGGTCTTCGCCGTGTACGCGCAGTCGATGCCGTACGCGAGCTGGGAGCGCCCTCTAGGTATCTCGTCGAAGAAGGAGGGAGCACCGAAGGCCTTTGCCCCATCGGCCTGGGGCCTGCCCTGGTACATGGCCGCCCACGCGTGGATGCCGAGACGCCGCTGCTGCGCCTCGAGGAAATCGATGGGGCGCAGTGACGGCCAGAGCGCGGCGCCAGGCGCGCGTCCCAGCGCGTCGTCGAGCTCGGCAATGGCTGGTAGCCTCACGGACTCGTAGCCCTCGGCTATGCATCGGCCCGAGAGGTCGTCCGTATGCCATCGCGTGGCCATGACGAGCGCCGCCGCACCCGGGTGCATCCGGGTTTCGCCCGTCTGCGTCAGGAATCGCCAGTGCATATCTCGGAAGCGCCGGCTCCGAGCGTCCTCGGCCGACTTGATGGGGTCGTCGATGCAAAGGACGCCGTCGATGGGGCGACCGGTCAGCGAGCCCGTGACGCTCGTGAACTTGATTTCCGTCCCTCCGGCTAGCCGCAGCAGGCCCTTGCGTGTGGACGGGTCCAGCCCG